CGGGGTACTAAAAAGTCAAGATAAAACAGCAGAAATATAAGTCTATTTCTGTTGCTTCACTATTGTTCTCGTCCCGCATCCTAGCAACTGATATCGAAATCAGTATAAGTTGTTAGCGAGGGTTATTAAACCTCACTCGTTGTTGGTAACAGCAGCGACCGATCTCACTCTGGACGGATCCAGAATGGAAGCAGACGCAGCTTCTATGATTTCACGCGTCGATCAATTCCTCGAGGGTCTTGATCTGGTATTAAAACACCATGACTGTCCCTCTGAGGTCCGCTCTTCTTTCGAGAAGCAAGCGAAGGACTACCTCTCCAATGTTCCGGAGATGGTTTTCGTGAAACGTGCGAAGCATTTGACACTTTGCCCGATTGCGTTGTTGTTAGGAAATGAACTCCCAGCCGTGCCCGATCTTGACTTCTTCCCGCAAGGGAAGTGGAAAAGATGGTATCGACCGAGGATCACGTTCTACCGAAGAAAAAATGTTCATCTTTGGTATTCCTTTCTACAAGGTAAACGAGGTGCCGCCCCTCTTTCTCCAGAAGTAATTCTAGAGAATTTGAGGAAGCACAGGGTGTCAATGCTGTCAGTGGACCAGCTTGCCGCAGGGGTGAACCCCCAGGGTAAGATAGTCCTTGATTGGGCCCTTGAGCTACTCGAACCATTAATGGTCAAGTTAGACAAAGGCTGTTCTCGTGGTTTAAAGGAGATTGTAAAGTCTCCTGGTGGACTCCGTTTTTGTCCAAGTATGTCCGCCTCCCTTGATAGCTCTAGGAGCCAGGGAGGGCAGAGGGGTGAATTGATCGCCGCTCTTGAGAGTATACGAGGATTAGATCGTCATCATCACAGAGATCGATTAGCCTTCCACGAGGAAAGGTTAATTGATCCCACTTTCGATGATGAGGTCATTAATGAGCCAGCCTTTCAGGGGTTGGACGATAGACCGGAACTACTACACGAACACCAGATCCGAGGATCGGATCCCTACTGGTTCGACACTTTGATGTTGACTTCTGATCTCCACATGATGGAGCAAGAGAGTCGATACATTCGAGTCGATGACCGCAACTTAAGGAAAACAGTTGGCGAGTCCAGAGGGAATTTGGAGTTAGAGGAGTTGGTACAGGACCTGGTCGAAGAAAGACTAGCGTCGGAGAAGCTGGAAGTCATAGGTGTTAAACCAAACACACGACTGACGGCTAAGGTTGGGTTCATCCTTGAGCCACTGAAGGTCCGAACAATTACGAAAGGACCAGCAGTTCCATATTACATTGGGAAATCGGTACAGAAGACAATTCATAACTGTCTTCGGAAGATACCGGCATTTCGATTGATTGGAAGGCCATTCTGTGTCACAGATCTCATCGATCTCAGAGTCGTCCAAGACGAGCTAGATTGGTGGCATCATGACAAGATAGGAGAAGAGAGAGAACAGCTGTGGCTGAGTATCGATTACTCGGCTGCTACCGATGAAATATCGGCGACTCTAAGTCGACACATTCTCTCCCGCATCCTTCGGAGTATATTGACTGAGAAGCCAGAGTTGTATCATCTTTTGATGAAGATTCTAGCCCCTCATGATATCATTTATCCGGAGGTTGACGGAGAGACAGTCGAATCAGTGAGACAGACCAATGGTCAGCTCATGGGGTCGATTCTCTCTTTTCCCGTTCTCTGCATCGCAAATCTCGCCCTATTCCTCTTTGTTCGCGCTCAGACAATGCCTCGTGCCAGATACCATGACCTAATTAAGGCCGTATTGGTAAATGGAGACGACATGATCTATATCGGAACAAGAGAGGAGTGGGCACTTCACCAGAAGTACGGGCTGTTGTTCGGCCTGCGTGTGACCCCCGGGAAAGCCTATATCCACCATAGATACGCGAATGTAAATTCGGTATCGGTAGATTATGACTTAACCCAGGAAGATTCCTTGCCTGAAAAGGTCGGGTTTCTTAATGTAGGTCTCATGTTGGGCATGAACAAAGTGATGGAAGTGTCGAAAGAAAGTCAGAAAGACAAAGTCGAATGGGAGACACCAAGGGTGTCCACAATCGACGAGGTCATTTCAGGAGCCTACTACCCTAAAAGGGCGGAGGTCATGAAACAATTCCTTTCTAGACACAAGGAGGAGATAAAAAAAGAGTGTAGGGGTCGCAACCTCTTCATTCCAATCTCCTTAGGAGGGATGGGCGTTACACCCGTCCCCTCGTTCCTTTTCCACATCACTGATAAGCAGAGGAAGGTCGCAAATAAATTCGCTTCCTACCCCGGTGTCGTAATTGACACCCGTCCTTACCAATTTGGTGAAAGATTCAGAATACCTCGTAATGGGGTTCCGTTGAGAGAGGAGTTGGGGGTTGACCGGAACTTGTTCCGCGATCGTACCACCGACGCCTCTCCGGCGAAGCAACTTGAGTCCGCTTCACCTCTCGGCCGAGCCATCACGCGCGGTCGGGTTCTTCTACTTTGAGGAGAGAAAGTATCATCCTTGTAACATAGTGGGTCCTGTCTTGCAACTACATGTTGCGGCCCAAAACGTTTTCAGTTAGCCTCCGGATGAGGGGTCTGTAGGGGGTCAGTTGGTTACTGATTCTCTTCCTAACATGATGTAAATACTTACGTGCTAAACAAAATGCCGAGAGACTGCACGGCGCCAACACACACAAAACTTCAAAATCAAAATACAAAATATCTTAAAATCGAGGTTCCACGGCGGTGGGGCCTCCCAAAAATTCTTCGTCATGATCGACGAGATAGTTAGGGACCGATGGGTATCAGTTACTTAGTGGCTGTTAAGGGGTGTAGGAAATCCTAAGTGAAGATTTCCGCCCGCCCGCTCAACCCTAGACTCCGAGGAGTCTAACGGTTGATTTCTCTCCTAGAATGAGAGATCTCCAAATTTGAGGAAGTGAGGACAGATGAGGGAAGTTGTAGGAGAAACACCTATGCATTGGGGGTCTGCAAAATGTGGATTCCACTTCTCACACGGATGTTCGGACCGTCGCAAGACGGAGGAGCAACGATGTAAACTCATCTGCCTCATACCTCTTTAGAGGTGGATTGACTCCAATGAGTCCTTCTGCCATTACTAGCAGGTGTGTTAAGACAGGATGAACAGTCCTTGGATGTGAAACCAAGGGTCCATGATAAAATCACGAACAAACCAAAACATGATGCCGTTAACAAGGGCGGCCTTCTTTTCTAATAGGAAAGGAACCAAAAACCTCAGTAAAGCCGAAAAGAATCGGCGATACGCCTCTTACCTGAATTCCTTCGAATCGAAAGGATCAAGGAGAGGAAGAGGAAAGGCTTCATCAGGAGCGAAAATCGACGAGTGTGTCCTTGGATACGCTAAGTCTTTGATTAACCCTTTTGAAGGTCCTTCACCATGCTCCCCCCATCCTCCGTCGCTGCCTTCGCAGACGATGAGACTCTACCGTAAGACGTCGCTATTCACTAGCAGTACTACTCAAACGGGTTACGCTCTCCTCTATGGAAACATCGCCTCAGATGGTTCCCCATTCCTTGTATCAACTAATTCCTCCTTCGGGGGAACGTCGATGGTACTTGGAACGGGAACCGTCTCGGGCTACTCTAATTCACCTTTTACAACGGCCGATTTTTCAGCCGATAAAGTGTCTTGGAGAATTGTTTCGATGGGCCTTCGGGTTCGATATGCAGGGACAGAGCTAAACCGTGGCGGCCGCATCTTCCTCCTAGAACATCCATCAAATGGATCGCTCTACGGATTAGACGCAGCCGGTATGCTTGCTTATCCCTCCTGCCGGACCGAACCGGTCTCGAGAGAGTGGCACTCGATTACTTTATCACCCGTCTCTCCTGAAGTCCTGGACTTCGGGAAAACAGAGTTCGCGATCAGCAATCCACTTGGGATTCTGATCGTGGCTCCGGATACGACACCTCTACTTTTCGAAGTGGAGGCTGTGATAAATATTGAGCTAGTAGGGCCTCTTGCCAAGAATCTATCTCCGTCTCCTTCAAATGTGCAAGGAGCCTCGGATGTAATATCACTAGTCAAAGGATTTAGTGATGGTTACACTCTGAGAGATGTGGTTCAAGGCGTACAGTCTATGTCAGGCTTAGCCAACACAGTGAGGAATCTCTGGAACACCCAAGTGGGTTCTGGGGTCGGGAGGATGATCGGTCTCTGATCAAGACCGGGAAGGTGAGAGAAAGGTTCTCTCTCAATGTCAGTAACCAACTGACCTTATTACGACGAAACTATTGGTACGTTTCGGCTCCTAATACTCCTTAAAGGATTACTCATATGATCAATG